CGCGAGGAGGAGCGCGAGCGCCGGGACGAGGGTGTCAGGGTCGAAGTCCACATCCTCGAGCGCGAGCGCCGCGTCGCCCAGGATGTTCATGCGGCGCGTGGAGGTCTGGAACTGGAAGATGTTGAACTTGTGCATCTGCGCGACGTCGCGGAGAAACGCCTCGACGTTCCGCCCTTCCTGCCGAAGCTCCGGGGTGAGCGCTTCATAATATTTCTGGAGCGTGTCCGCCCCGGGGAGTTGTCTGAGCTGGAGGAGCGACTGGAGGTTCGCCACCCCAGTCAGTTCATCATGTTCGGTGTTGAGTTGGCGGTAGAGTTCAAGGAGCAGCGAGAGGACCTGCGGGTTGGGACCGTTCATCTTCTCGTAGGGGGTGCGCGAGGGGGCCCCGAGCATGTTGAGGCCGATCTTCTTGCCCGGACGCTGCGGGTCGAAGGCCTGCTGGAACGCACGCGAGACCGCATTCTTGTCGAACTGCGTGTCGGGGTTGGTCCACTGCTTGATGCCCAACCTGAGATCCTTCATCGAGTCGTTGATCGCATCCTGGATGGGGATCGTGTCGTGCAGGAGCGAGAGGCCGAGGAAGCACCAGGGGACCGACCAGAGCTTGAGACGCGCGAACGGATACATCGAGTGCCAGTAGGTGCCCGGGCCGTCGTAGAGGATCAGGTCTGGCGTACACACAATCAGGCGCTTCTGCGGGTAGAGCGGCGCCCCCGGGTCGACCACGTAGCACCAGTTCGAGGTCGGGTCGCCCATCGGGATGGGCTTGTTGGTCAGGTTGCGCGTCTGATCGTTGAGGTAGGTGCGGTAGAGGACCACGTCGCCGGGGCGGACCGGGCGGGCCTGCGGGATGCCCGCGAGCCCCGAGAGGGTATCGCCACCAGGCGTCTGGAGGCGCGCGACCGTGCGGCGGAACCGCGACATGATCGTGGTGAGCAGGGTATCGGGCGCGGGGCGGAACGCGCTCTCATGGGCGGGGTACTTCGCGCGCATCGCGTTGACCGCATGGGCCTCGCGGAACACGACCCCCTGCCAGAGCTGCGGCGAGGGATCGGTCGAGGGGCGGATGGGCAGGGTGTCGCGGAAGTCCTTCGCGATGATCTTGTGGTCGCCCTGCCCGTAGCCCGCCCCGGGGTCCCACTCGACCGCGAGATCGCCCGTCCCGCCCGCGAGCCCGTACTTGATGCAGTCCCCGAGGGTGAGGTCCGCCATCGCCTCGAGCCACCAGGCGACGGTGAGGCGGTTGAGCAGCTCGGAGTGGAAGGCGAAGTTGGGGTTGAGCGCCCGATAGCCGAACACCGGCTTGATGTCGGTGAGCGCGGAGACGTGCGCCTGGACGGACTTGCGCGACTTGTTGATGACCGCGTAGGGGATGTACTGGAGCTGGAGCTGCTGCGCGTCCTTCTGCTCCCCGATGATGTAGCGCATCCCCTTCTCGGCGAGATCGTAGGCGGGGTCGTCCCGGTTGAGCAGGTCGCCCTCCTGCACGGCTTCCTGGATCCAGCCGAGGACGCGCGGGTCGCCGCCCAGGCGGAGGGTGTCGGTCGACATCGCGGGGAGACCGTAGAGACCGGATGGGCTAAAGTCCATGATCGGGGTATCCCTTCAGCGCGGTGACGCCGCCCCCACGCGCCACCGGGATGCGCGGCTTGCGCTCCCCGTGCCGCCGGGTGGAGATCTTCGCGGTCTTCTGCGGCGCCTGCCCCGAGTCGTAGGACCGGGAGCCGATCTGCCCCGAGGCGCCGAAGCTATTCTGATCGAGATTCGAGCCCGACTGCGCGTACGCGCGGAACCTCAAGGGTTCCCCCTCCCCGTCGCGGTACCGCTGCTCAGAATCCCGCTCGATCTGCCGGAGGCGGTGGAGCGAGTCGACGGTCTCCTCGACCTGGACGGGGCCGGAGGCGGTCGGGACCTGGCGGTGGACGGTGAACTTCTGGAACCCCCGACCGCCCTGGCCGTCGGTTTTGAGATCGAAGCCCGCCGCAGGGATCCACTCCATGCGCGCGTGGTGACGGTTGTTCGGCACCGCGGCGCCCTGTAGGCAGGCGGGACACTCAGGCGCGGACGCATGGGCTCCCACCGCCGCAGAAAAGCAGGAGTCCTCTTCGACGTGCCCGCAGATGGGGCAGCGATAGTCAGCCCGCGGCATCCTATTTCCCTCCCGGCGGCGGGTGGTTCGGGGGAATGGGCGTCGGGCGTGGGGGACACGTCGGGCAGCGCATCTCAGACCTCCTCGTAGATGACCGGGTCGCCGCGCCCCAGGACCCGCCGGAAGCGGCGCTCCCTCCACACGGCCCGCGTCGGAGGGCTCGTCGGGGGCGCGACGCACAGGGGCTGGGGGATCGGGATCCGCCACTCGGGGGGAGGCGGGGCAGGCACCACCGCGAACCGCGCACCGGTGGGAGAGAGGAAGAGGGCGATCTGGGTGCGCGCCATGCGTCAGGCCCGCTCCACCAGATCGAAGAAGTGCTCGTAGATCCTCGGCGCGGTCCGCTCAATGAGTTGCTCCACCGAGAGGGAGTTCCGCGAGGCCTTCTCCGCCAGCGCCTCCAGTTGGTTCGGGGTGAAGGGCAGTCGGCAGTGGAGGAAGCTCACCCCCGCGAGCCGCTCGACCTTGAGGAGCAGATCCGCCTCGTGCAGGACCGAGCCGCCCCCGAGGATCTGCTCGAGGGCGGTGAGGGTGGAGCCCGTCACCACCACGACGCGCCCCCGCTCGGGCATCAGCTTCACCGCCTGCGCGACCAGCCGGTCGAGGACCTGCTCGAGGGGCTGGTGGCTGTCCTCCGCGCGCTGCTGGAGCCGGTGGAAGATGTCGTCGGTGACGCGGACGCGCAGGGAGGTCGAGGGAGCGGTCGAGGGAGCGGGCGAGGGAGCGGTCGAGTGGTCAGGCATCAGGTCAGCTCCTTCCCGGCAGTCGCGTGGGGCGGGGGATCCACTGCCCGACCTGCGCGCCCTCTGCGAGGCCATCCCCATACGCCAGCGGCAGGAGGCGGTCGGGGCGGCCCGAGATGCGCGCGGGGTCGTCGCCGCCGGGGGCCCACCCACGGAAGGCCGGGCGGGTGTGATCCTCGGGCTCGCAGCAGATCGTCCCGCTCACTCGCCCGCTCGAGCTGACCGCGGTGACCAGGAGCGGCCGGCGCACCCCCTGATCGATGAGGACCAGGACAATGTCCCCGACCGCGACCTGTGGCACATCGCGGATCCCCGCGCGTCGCGTCTCCGTCGCGCGTCTCCCCTCAGTAGAGGGTCCCTGCGGAGCCTCGGCTGTCGGGGTCGTAGTAGAGCTGCTCATCGAGTGCCTCCAGGGCCGCCGCGCGTTCATCCGGGGTCAGCCCTTCGAGCGCGTGCTGATCGTCGGCGGTCGCGTCCGAGTTGCGGAAGTCGACGGGCTGAAAGTGCCCCTGGAGCCGGGTGGCCCGCGCCTGCTCCTCCGCGCGCCGCCTGCGCCGATCGCTGAGGGGCTCGGTCTCCCCGCCCATCAGCCGCCAGCTCACATAGTGGGCGATGCCGGCCGCGATAATACAGTCATCGTGCGCGCCGCGTCCAGCCTCCGCTTCCCAGAGCGCGCCGTCGGTCTGAAAGTCGCGCATCTCGTCGAGGGTGAAGGAGGAGTTGATGCGGCAGTCCGAGTAGCCCGAGATCGGATCGATCAGGGTGACGCCCGTGTAGAGCTGATCGAGGAGAATCGGGCGCGTCTTCCTGGTGGTGACCCAGCCCATCTTGGTCGTCCAGCGCTTCTGCGGGTCGGCCTGATCGAGGACCTCCCAGATGTAGAAGTGCCGATACCCCAGGTGGAGCTGGAGGGTGTCCTGCACGCTCAATCCATGATAGTTGCACTCGATGGCGGCGAGCGCCTCGCGCCCATCCGGCCAGACGTAGAGGTGACCAATCGCGTCGATGACCGAGGCGAAGGGGTGGGGGGCGAGGCTGTCGGTGATGAACTGCGCGACCTGCTCCTCCCCCTCCTCGATCGTCCCCATGCGGAAGACGTCGCAGACCGAGCGGTCCTGCCCGAGGCCATCGCTGACGTCGACCCCCATGATATAGCGGTGC